TATCGAGGCCAATCCAAAGTATGTGCTAGTGATCGGGGAGAACGCGGACGGGAATCTGTACTTCTCTTCGTCGCAGTCTGACGGGGGCACAGCCCTTTGGTGGATGGAGAAAGCAAAAAAAGCATTGATGGAGGTGTTTGATGAATAGCTACACAAAAGACGAAGTTCTAGCTGCCGCAAAACAAGCAGGGTTTGAGGCATACAAATCAAAAGAGCACTGGGGCAATGTGTATGCCATAGCTTGCGAAAGGTTCGCCCCGAAAGACTCTGAATTTTTTGCGATGGTATATGACGTAGTGCAGAGGCTTACGGAAGCGAGGAAAAAATGATTGATCTTTTAGTAGAGTTTTCACCAGCAATCGCCTTGCTGATTGTCGGCGGTATTATGGTGTGGACAATATTTACAACACTGAGGAAATGATATGAAATTCTTAAACTGGTTTAAAAAACTATACATCCCCGCAACTTGCGAGGAGTTAATGGTGAGCGAGTTAGATACGGCGCGGCGGGATTTGCTGTTAGCCGAGACAGCGCGGGATTACTCAGAAAGCATGGTGTTATATAACAACCAGAGAATACAAAGGTTGACTGAAGCACTCAAGGAGCGTTTAGCATGATAGGAAACACGGGGGGAATAGCGTTGGGCGGTTTTTCGCACGAAGTTAGGAATAGCCCTAATGTTGACTGGTACACGCCGCCGTGGGTGTTTCAGCGTCTGGGTTTGGTTTTTGACCTCGACCCTTGCCAACCGCCAGATGGGATTGACTGGATACCCGCCAAACGTCGGTATTCAATTTGTGATGACGGGTTGACTGCGGCGTGGGATGGTCGCGTCTGGTTAAATCCGCCCTATGGCAAACACACCTCAGCGTGGCTTAAGCGAATGCACAACCACCGAAACGGAATTGCTTTGGTGTTCGCCAGAACAGATTGTGCGTGGTTTCACGACTCGGTAGCGAAAGCTGACGCAATTTTGTTTTTGCGTGGGCGCGTAAAGTTTGTTGATGGGTTAGGTGTTACTGGTGGCAGGGGGGCTGGCAGCGGTTCAATGTTGGTTGCATGGGGGGACGATAACGTAAAGGCGCTTGAGGCAATGCGTGACCTTGGACACTTGGTGCGAAATGCGCTGAAGAAGTGCTTGTAATGCGGATCGTCAGGCTTATGTCAACCGCGCCGGTCAGGAAGAGCCAGAGCATATACAAAAAAGTTCTTACAACGTCAGAGTGGCGGGCAAGATACAGGGCGCTGGTGTGGTGGTATTTTAGAAAAGCAAAACAAAGTAAAAGTCGTGACTATAAAAACTTCGCCGTCTTTACAGTTCTATAAAAGTATGAGATGAGAACCACGTCTGTGTCGCGGGAAAAAGTAATGTAAGTCCTTGATAACTATAGAATAAAAATATATGAATAAAGTTGTTGACACTACAATCTAATTTCATGTTATAGTTTCACTACGGTCAAGTGACCGGTTTATCAAGGAGACTGAAATGACCGACATTCAGACAACAATCGCAAACATACCGGCGGTGATACGTGTTCACAGTTTTATAAAAGTGCGCGGATCGCACAGCTACAACGCCCAAAGCGATATGGACTACCACGGCTACACAGAGAGCGAGTGGGAAGTGTGTGACCGCCGTGGCCGACCCGCACCTTGGCTGGCGCGGAAAATCAATGCCGAGATCACAGAGCGCATTGAAGAAACAATCTCCGCGTATATGAAAGGGGAATGAGATGAAAACGATGGCAGAGCTTGAAGCAGAAAGCCCAGAGGATTTCCGCAATCCAGTCCAAACTACTAAAGACGCGGATAGAGATCAACGTCGATGGGAGGCGCAACGAATAGCGAACGAATTGTTGCCGGATGCCCCCGAAGAAGAACAGGAAGAAGAGGAAGAAGAGGAGGAAGAAAAAAATGATATATAAATTTCAAAATACCTTTTGCTCGCAATGCGGCGAAGAATTTGGCCCCGGAGATCATGGGTTCAGTAGTTGCAAAAGTCATCGGGAGCGTGGAATGAAAATAGAAGCGCATCGCAGGATTACCGAGGCATTAGCAAAGGCAAAAAACGCAATGCTTGAGGCAACGCGTATTGCCGAAGAGCAGCAAATGTTGAGTGTAGTTTGGAAGAAGCTAGACACGATGACCGGAAAGATCGAGTCTTTGCAAGCAACAATCTGGGGGACGAAATGAACGAAAACACGGTCGAGGACATAGAGATACTGAAGTGCGAGCGGTCAAACCTGATTGAAGCATTGCAAGGATTAATCAATTTAATCGATATAAAGTCGCCGTGTTTGAGGGAAATGTCAGGTTACGCTCACGCAAAAAACTCGCTGGAAAAAATATCGTGAGTTTTATTGACAATGTGAATCCACATCCAGCAACCATGCGTGCTTATAAAACGGCTAAAGAAATCTCTGAAAAAGTTCATTTATCAGAGGACAGACTACTGCAACTAGCGGATTCTGGCGTGATTCCACATTATCGAGTCGATGGGCAACCTTTCTTCGTCATGACTTCGGTTAAGCAATGGATCGAGGAAAATCTAGTGCAGACGATCAATGGTTATTCTCTGCCTCTCGACATCCGCCCAATATTCATAACTGAAAGAGCGAGAGATGTACCGCCGCAATTACAGGCTATGGGAAGGCTAATAGATATTCCAGCGGTTTTTTACCCAACTGGAGTGTATTTCCTGTGTCTGAAAGATGAAATCGTTTATATCGGCCAAGCCGTTTCTCCAGCATCAAGAATTTCTCAACATCATGATACCGGGAAAGTATTTGATCGGGCTTTTTTAATTCCAGTTCCTAGAGATGAACTTAATCAAGTTGAGGGCGCTTTTATTCGTTTGTTCAAACCACCGTTAAATGGCGGCAAGAATAGACTTAAATCCCCTGCTCTTCTCGGAGCGATGGGCAATCCATTTTTGGATAAAACTGTGCTGGAAACATACCAGTTGTCACGTGACAAGTCATGATGGAATGCTTAGGCTGCAACATGATCGAAACCTCTCCAGTAACCTTGAGAGATGGCAGGATAGTCTGCTCAAGCTGCGAGGCATGGAGACTGGAGTGCGAGGCGAGGCATGTGCTGACAAAGCCAGACGCAGAAAAGCGTAAGTATCTGGATGGAGTCATGGTAAAGCGCGGCGAGAAAGCTAAGACGTATCTACGCGAAGAAATGATAGCTTTATACAAAAGAGCGTAGATAGAATCTCAAAGGTGCAATATTTCACACCCCCCTGTGGAGTCGTTGATTTATAAGGGAAATTAGGAAATTTGCAAAAATCGCCGCCAAAAAACAAAAGAATAACACAGAGAAAAAACTATAGCCTTATAAATGAGTTAGACTCTGTCAATACGCGCTGAGATATGCGCTGACAGAGGATGACATGAACCCGGCAGATAAGGTTGAGCGGTGGCCGATTGAAAAATTGGTGCCATACGCTCGCAACGCAAGAACTCACGCAGACGAGCAAGTCAGTCAAATCGCGGCGAGCATAAAAGAGTGGGGATGGACGACACCCGTCTTAGTTGACGAGACAGGCGGCATCATTGCCGGGCACGGTCGCACGTTGGCCGCACAGCGCCTCAAGATGACCGAGGTGCCAGTTATGGTGGCAAAGGGATGGAGCGACGCTAAGAAGCGAGCCTACGTCATTGCAGATAATAAATTAGCACTCAACGCAGGTTGGGACAACGAAATGCTCGCGCTCGAGTTGGGCGAATTGCAAGGCATGGACTTCGACCTAGACTTGACGGGATTCTCGGCGGAGGAAATCGCGGCCCTAATTCCGTTGGAGATACCGCCCGGACTCACGGATGAAGACGAAGCACCAGAGGTTAAGGACAACCCAACGACCGTATTGGGCGACGTGTGGATTATGGGTAAGCACAGGCTCTTATGCGGAGACTCAACGAGCGTAGATGATCTGTCGAAGCTTTGCCAAGACCAACTGGTGGACATGTGGCTCACCGATCCTCCGTACAACGTTGAATACACCGGCAAGACGAAGGACGCTCTTAAGATTAAGAACGACTCAATGGGCGACGACGACTTCCGGCAATTTCTGCGGGACGCGTTTGTTGCTGCTGACTCCGCAATGAAGGCTGGTGCGGTCTTCTACATCTGGCATGCAGATTCGGAGGGTTATAACTTCCGAGGGGCTTGCCATGATGCGGGCTGGCAGGTTCGACAGTGCCTGATTTGGAAAAAGCAGACGTTGGTTATGGGGCGACAAGATTATCACTGGAAGCACGAGCCGTGTCTGTACGGGTGGAAAGAAGGCGCAGGCCACCTTTGGGCGACTGACCGCAAGCAAACCACGATCTTGGAGTTTGACCGTCCATCAAGAAGTGGAGAGCATCCCACCATGAAGCCGGTCGCGCTCTTTGAATACCTGTTGCTTAACAACACTAAGGGTGGGGATATTGTGCTGGATAGCTTCGGCGGAAGCGGAACGACAATCATTGCAGCAGAGAAGAATGGGCGGTATGGTTACCTGATGGAACTCGACCCCAAGTACTGCGATGTGATAATTCGCCGCTGGCAGAACTATACTGGCAAGGTCGCAACACACGCAGAAACTGGTAAACCTTTTGCGGAGGTTACAGCATGAAAAGCAAGAAGCAAGCCACTGAAGAAAAACCAATACAAATAAAAGGGAAGAAGGGCGGCGCACGCTATCCGAACGGCGGTGGAGAGCAACCGGGCGCTGGAAGGCCAGCATTTGAACCCACTGATGCAGAGCGAAAACAGGTGGAAGCGCTGTCTGGCTACGGCGTGCCGATAGAGCAGATTGGCTACCTTGTGCGCGATGGCATACACGTCGATACTCTCAGGGCGCACTTTAGGCAAGAGTTGAACTCTGGTAAGTCAAAGGCCAACGCTCAGGTTGGCAAAACACTGTTTAGTAAGGCGATGGCTGGCGACACAACTGCGGCTATCTGGTGGAGCAAGTCTCAAATGCGCTGGACGGAAGTGCAAAAGGTCGAATTGTCCGGCGATCCTAAAAACCCGCTGAAGATTGAAATCCAGCGTGAGGCTGATGTTTATCTTGCCGCAATATTGAAAAACACGGAGCTACATAAGCAAGTCGAGGCAGATGAGTGACATTGCCGAGATCGTCGCTGATCAGGAGGTACAGAAGCATTTAGCTCTGGCCAGCCCTGAATATCGTCTGGCTTGGGCTTGGAGGATGAGTTGGCTTAAGAAACAGCACACGCATCAGGTGCTTCCTCCGAGCAATTGGTGGTCGATATGGTTAATGCTTGCCGGGCGGGGCGCTGGAAAAACCCGCTCAGCAGCGGAGCAGATTGCTTGGTGGGCATACGAGGAACCTAATACTCGCTGGCTGGTTGCCGCACCGACTAGCGCCGACGTCAGATCAACGTGCTTTGAAGGGGACTCCGGCTTAATGAATATCATTCCGCGAGGTCTCGTTGCCGAATATAACAAAACGACTCATGAGTTGTATCTGATCAACGGCTCGTTGATTAAAGGGATTCCGGCGAGTGAGCCGGAGAGGTTTAGGGGGCCACAATTCCACGGCGGATGGCTCGACGAACTCGCGGCTTGGGAATACCTGCAAGAAAGCTGGGACATGATCCAGTTTGGCATTCGACTGGGTAGCAGGACAAGGCTGATCTGTTCTACAACCCCGAAGCCGAAGGAAACCATTCTCAATCTAATCGCCCGCGAAGGCGACGACGTAGTAATCACAAGAGCCTCGACGTACGCAAACGCAAACAACCTAGCGCCATCGTTCAAGAAGCAGATACTTTCGTATGAGGGTACGAACCTTGGCAGGCAGGAAATCCACGCGGAGATCATTGACCCTGAAGATTCCGGGATAGTGAAACGTGCGTGGTTCAAGTTGTGGCCTGCTGAAAAGCCGCTACCGAAGTTTGAATACATCCTACAATCCTACGACTGCGCGACCAGCGACAAGACTCTCAACGATCCTACAGCATGTATAACGTGGGGCGTGTTCAAGCCGCTGGATGGCCCGATGGCTGCGATGATTGTAGACTGCTGGCAGGATCACCTCCAATACCCTGACCTCCGTCCCAAGGTGGTTGAAGAATACAAGAACGTATACGGGACGGATGAAGGAAAGATAATCGGCGGGAAGAAGGTTGACCTGATACTGATCGAGGACAAGTCAGCCGGTATCTCGCTGATACAAGACTTGCAGCGTGCTTACCTTCCCGTCCAAGCCTACAACCCCGGACGAGCCGACAAGACGCAACGCTTGAGCATCATTGCTCCTATAATCAAGTCAGGCAGGGTGTGGGTGCCGGAGAGCAGTAACCGCAGGGGATACGTGAGAGACTGGGCGGAAGGCTGCATCAGTCAAATATGCGCCTTCCCTGATACGGTGCGAGACGACTTCTGTGACGCCGCTTCGCAGGGCTTGCGCTATCTTAGAGACGGAGGATGGTTAGACATCGACCCCTTGCCGCAGTATGATGATGATGACTATTTAGATGAGCCGCGCCAGTCGCGGGGGAACCCTTATGCCCAATAAAATCTCGCAAGACGCAATGAACTTGTCTGTCATGAATCAGAAGGTGCAGCGCAAGATGGGTGGCGGTGGCGCTAAGTCGAAGAACGCACCGAAATTCACCGAGGCTTTCACTCAGGGGCTTGGCCCTATGCTCTACGGAGCAGCAAGGGGAACAGCCGCAGGATTGGCGGGGATAGGCGGTGACATAGAAGAACTCGCTCGCTTGGGGATTAACTACGCTGGCGATAAATTGCAAAGCCGCTTTCCTAACATGCTGGACAAGAGGGATGTAGTGGGTGCCAAGGCTACTCTCCCGACATCTGAAGTGGTGTTGAGCAAGATACCCTCACTCAAGGACTTTGGTGCTGGCCCAGAAGCCCGCCACAGCGAAGATATTGCCGCGAAGCTAGGCATGTATGGGCTATCGAACATAGCCTCACCCAAGGCTGGTAAAGCGGTTGTGCAGGGCGTTAATGCTACGGGTAAGGCTCTGGCTCCAAAGGCCGGTCAAATGCTTGAGAACTACATGATGCGAAGCGGTATGGCTCTGCCGATGGATGTGTGGCATGGAAGCCCGCACCGTTTCCCGCCGACTGCCAAGAATCCGCTGGGCGAGTTCGATGCCAGTAAGATAGGGACTGGTGAGGGGGCGCAGGCTTACGGGCATGGGCATTACTTGGCTGAGGCAAAGGATGTTGGCGTTGAGTATGCCAAGAATCTTGCAAATCGAGACATTGCAAATCAAGGTAGATTGAATGCGCACGCCAATGCGCAACGCTTGGCGGCGGTTGCGGGTGATGCCAAATATGCAGCGGATGACATTCGGTTCGTTCTTGGAAACGACCCAAACCATGCTCAAAAGCAACTGCTGACTGACACGCTAGGATTTTTGGAGTCGGGGGCTTATGCAAAGCCACTAGCTAACCCCGGCTCCCTCTACAAAGTTGACCTCCCCGACGAGCAGATAGCAAAGATGCTGGATTGGGATAAGCCGCTAGGTGGGCAACACCCCGATGTGCAAGCTGCTTTGGCAAAAATAGACAAAGATACTTACCATCCTCAAGGCGGGGATTATGGGGCTGATGAACAAGGGCAAATGATTTATATGCGGTTGGCGAATAGCCCATTAGCAAAAACATATGCTGATGCGTCGGAATTACTCAGAAGCGCAGGCATCCCCGGCATCCGCTACCTAGACCAAGGCTCTAGGGGCGCATCAGGAACGGGGAAATGGCGCATCACATATAAAGATGGAAAATCTGATTTGTATGACTTTAAGCCTAATGATGATGTGTTAAAAACAATGGGCGCTACAGCAAAATCTGAAGGCACAAGCAACTTCGTAGTATTCCCCGGCAATGAGGAGATGCTTAAAATCCTTAGTCGAGAGAAGGATGGCGGACTGGTGCATGGGAAAAAGAATGGTGGAGAAGCTAAGAAACCATTTTCCAATGACTTTGAAAGACGACAACAGATGGCAGGTTCTGTCATGCCATCTCAAAGAGAGATGGAGGAAGCGTTAAGTCCCGCCACTGTAAATTTCTTGCTAAAGCGTGCTGCTGATCGTAGACAAAGAAAGGCAATGCAAGAGGAGCCGGAGCGCCCGGAGATGCTACCGGAAGCAGAAGTCTGGCCGTACGACCCGACATTCAGGCAGCAGGGTTCGGCAAAGATTCAGCAAGGATTAAAATCAATTGGCTTTCCAATTCCGCGTGCTAGAAGTATTGCTGAGAACATTATGGGTGATGGCGGGACGGGCGTTTTAGACTTCCTGCCCGTTGTCGGGACGCCGATGTTGGCGCAAGAAACAAAAAGAAATGTTGAACGGGCACGCGATAAAGGTGACCAGACTGGGGTAGTAACAGAGCTTGGATTGGGCGCTCTTAACACAGCAGCGAGTTTATTGGGAACTAAAGCATTAGCGAAAGCCCTAGCAAGCCGTATAAAACCACGTACGACTCAAATATATTCGCAAGCAGAATACGACCGTATTCTTCGGGAAGGTGCGCCTAAGCAATTGTCTGCACCTCCGGCACCACCGAAACTACTTAATGGCCCTAAAGAACAGCGGCTGCTTAATGCTCCTGCGCGTGAGAAGACTGTGTTTGAGATGCAGCAAGAACTTGCTCAGAAGAATGCCATGTTGCCCAAAAGACAATACGGGCTAGAGTTGCCTGCTGGTAATACTGCGGCACAGAGGCTTGAGGCGATGGGGTTTACTGAGCCGGGTTATCATGCGACAGGATCGGATATTTTAAAAGTAGACCCATCATATGGCGGTAAAAACGATTATGGAACGATAGGGCAAGGGTTTTATATTGATCCAAGTAAAAATGCCTCATACGCTAATTTGGTGGCAAAAATAAATGCTGAAAATTCACCACAACTAATTATGCCTTTGAGGTACAACCCAAATAATTTGTACGATATTACCGATATGGTAATGCTAAGAGATGCGGCATCAAGTAAGTTGGCGACAAAGAACTTAAAAAAAGCAGGATATTCTGGAACCATATCAAACGTTGGTGGTAAGCCAAATGAAATTGCAATGTTTGACCCTGACGACATCCGCTCCCGCTTCGCCGCCTTCGATCCGTGGCGCAGGAATGCCGCTATAGCCGCTGCAACTGGATCGGTAGCTCCTGACCTACTGGCTGAGGAATACGCCAATGGCGGTGAAGTAACCTCTGACGACCTGATACTTATTGAGAGGAAACGGTAATGGCTAGTCCGCTTGATACAGTATTTAGACCGCTAGTGAGACCGCTAGTGCGTGGCTTTGGAGAGGCTGCTTCTAAAGCCAAGCCTTTCTATTCAGGCGTAGATCAAGCTATATCCGCCATCACTCAGAATAAAGGAACTGGTCAGCAGATGCTTGCTGAGATACTTAAGACCAAGGGTGCTGCTAAGGAACTGAAGGATCGGCCTGTTGTGCGGGCTGCTTTGAACCAGCCTAAGATAACGAAGGAGCAGCTACAGAAGATTGCTACTGACAATCCTGCTCCTCAGTTTACAGAAAAGACTCGCGGTGAGAGTGCGTTTGAAGTTGAAGTTGATAGGCGTGTGGCGGAGATGAAAAGATTCCGCGTCAATGAAATCATGGATGAAATGAATCCTGATAGTCTTCCGCAAAGCGCAGCACAAAGGCAGGCTGCTAGACAAAGCGCCGAGATCGTGGTGCAAAATGAAGAGAAGCAGATAAGGCAAAATGTTGTAGACGTATTGGACGATGAGGGCAACTTCGATACTAAATTTGAGCGGTGGACTATCCCCGGTGGGACTAACCACAGGGAGATTCTGTTTCAGTTGCCGGTGTCAAAAGATAAAACAAAGAATTTTGAAGACCCTCATTATAGCGAACCAAACATCTTAGCTCATGCGCGGGTGTCTGATCGTTTTGAGCCTAATGGCGATAAGGCGCTTCACGTTGAGGAGGTACAGTCAGCTTGGCATCAGGAAGCGCGTGATACTAGGAAGAAGGAGATCAAGCGGCTTATCGATAGCGGCGTGAGTAAAGCAGAAGCGAATAAACAGGTGCCTGTTGAGTATGGGTACGCAAAGCCTGAAGAAAGGCAATACATAGAAGACAAATTTGTTAGAGGTGAAGAATTAACGCCGTCAGAAGGTCAATTGAGGTTTAATTATTTGGCAGGCAATATGTCGCCCGACTCGCCATTCAAAGAGAACTGGCACGAACTGGTGATGAAGCGTCTTTTAGATGATGCGGTGAAGAATGGCTATAAAAAGGTTTATATAACGCCGGGTGCGGAGCAGGCAAAGCGGTATAACTTGGCTAAGTATATAAGTAAGATTGAATACGAACCGACGGAGCGAGCAGGAAGATATGAAATAGTTGCTTACGGGAAGAAAGGTGAAGTTGTATACCATGAAGACATGGTTAATCTTCGCCGGATAGAAGAACTTGTTGGCAAGGATATGGCGCGTAAGATTGAAAACGATGAGGGTACTCTTTCTAGCCCGAATAGCGGGTATAGAGATTGGCGTGAGTTTTCTGGACTTGAACTTAAGAGTGGCGGCGAAGGTATGCTTGGCTTCTACGACAAGATGGTTCCTTCGTTCGTCAACGAATATGGCGCACCTTATAACATGAGGATGAACCTGCATGACACGCAGGTAGGCGGGAATAAATACACCGTCTTTGAAGACAGCAATCCTTCTCCCTTCAGCGTGGTTCGTGAAGGCGGTTCCGCGATAGCTAGTCGTCATAATACAAGGGAAGAAGCTGAAGCTGCTGTTGCTGAGTTGTCTACGCAGCCGTTGCATTCAATCACCATCACGCCTGAGTTTGAGAAGCACGTACAGGAGAAAGGACAGAGGCTGTATCAAGCAATCCCTGCTGGTATAGGGATAGGCGCAGAAGCATTGACTGAGGAAGAGCCTGCTCCTATGAAGAAGGGTGGGCCTGTAAGCCTCGATGCTATGCGTCTAGCTGTGATGAACAAGAAGGTTCAGCATAAGCTAGATGGCGGGGCATTGAAGTCTGGTCTGAGCCGCATACGCAAGAACATGAATCCAGTAAGGGGCAACACCATCATTAAAGAAGGTGGTGGTAATTGGTTGGCGGGTGGTGTTGAGAGAGATTTGAGGCCGCTGTTGAGTCCTCAAGTTGTTGGCGAAACTCCTGCACAAAGAATTCCAAAACATGAAGCGCTGTTAAAAGACAAATCATTAAATAAAGATCAAATTGATAGAGTGCGCTATCAATTGGAAGTAACTAAGCGTGATGCTGCGCTCGATAGTTTGATAGAGAGGCAGCTTACCAAATACGTCAAGAACCAGATGGGGACTATGGAAGACCCTATCAGACTTGCTGCTGATGCATGGCCTGCACAGAAGGCTACGTTATTGGCGGCGAAACAGATTCAGATAGACAAAGCTACTGCCGATATGGAGAAGGCGCGTCAGTCTCGCGGGTTTACTCCTGAGATGATGACTCGCTCACAAGCACGTATTCGTGAGTTGGAGAAAGAGCGGGAGTTGATTGACCTCAGAGAGGGGATGCATTTTACGCCGGGGCGAGGTAGATTGATTTCAGCATCCGAACTTAAGCAAAAGAGGATCAATGAGGGAATGCCAGCAGAGGGTGTGGGGCAAACTGAAAATGCAAAGAATTGGGAAAAATATGTTGACGCAAATATTGATATATCTATGGCGGGCGACGTGGGGCGGGGCCGCACTGAATTAGTACAAAATCCGTGGTTACAGAAAGTAGACCCTGAGTCGCGGGTGTATGCGCCGGGTGGTTTCGATAGGGGGGTGGGTTTTGAGCACATGATTGACGAAATGCATAATGCCGTTGATCCTGAGTCTGGCTTACCGAAAGCGTTGCTTATTGACGCAAAGAACTTATCGAAGTGGACAATACCGCAGGCTGCTGAACACGTTGATAAGATTAACGCATGGCGAGCAGCGCAGAAGGCAGAAGCTGACCTTGTCATAGCTAATAACGCTGCGACAGTCCTTTATAAAGACTACCCAGAGAAGGGTATGAAGTGGGTAGAGCTGAAGAAGCCCAAGTTTGAATCATTGCCAGAGGGCTACACAGTCCGGCCTATGGACAGGCTTAGTCATCATCGCGATGATTGGTTTGCCGTCTACGGGCCTGATGGTCGCACCACTGGTGGTCTTGGTCGTACTCAGAAAGAAGCCATCGACAATCACGATTTTGGTATTGAAGCACTCCAAAACGCCTTGAAATACGAAGGCGAACTGATGCAGCACTGCGTTGGTGGTTATTGCCCTGACGTTACATCTGGAAGGAGCCGTATCTTTTCATTACGTGATGCCAAGGGTAAGCCTCATGCGACTATTGAGACTAACCCCGGCGGTAAAGTTGAAGACCCGTTGTTTGATGCTGGTGTTGATTTTGAAGGGCAAGCTCATGACTATGTTCGAAGAGCTAATCCTAGACTAGACACAGAGACAGATGAGTACATGGAAGCTGTGCATGAAAGAGCAAATGATCTTGCTGCGGCTTGGAATGATAAGCAACTAGCGCCTGAAGTTGCGCATCCTCGCATCCGCCAAATCAAAGGTATGAACGACCGCATTCCGAAAGAGGAATACCTGCCTTACGTTCAGGACTTTGTAAGGTCAGGCAAGTGGAGTGAGGTTGGGGATTTGCATCATACGGGGTTGTTTGCAATAGACCCAGCCAGCGACGTTGCTTTGTATTTAAAGAATGCAGGGAAGCCAGTCCCAAAATATGCAACCGGCGAAGAACTCAATGAAATCAGCAGCGCTATGGCTAACCCAAAGTGGGTGCCGCCAGAAGATGGCATGAAGCGCGGTGGTGTTGTTCGCATGCAAGGTGGCGGGATTCGACTTCTGGCTAAGGCGCTAAGGCCAAAAAATGTTGTTCCTCGCGCTGTCCCTAGCACTGCTGCAATGATCGCTGAAATGACGGCTAAGAATGTGCACCCAATTCTCGATCGCTTACAAAATACCGTGTCTCCTAAGATTGCGTATGCGTCATCAACGTCAAAAGAAACAGGACAGCCGCTTGTTCAGCATCTTACCAATAAAGAGCGAGATAAGATTGCTGGTGCATCATTAATTCTTCGACGTTCACAGCTAAACGATATATTTGGGCCTAAGGGCCGATTACTAAACGTGCATGAAAGTGGCAAGACAACTGCGGATGCAGGCGCTAAAGATTCTATTGCCATACGTTCGGAGTGGGAGCCTCAGTTTCTTGGAGGAACAGACATAAACTATGGGTACTTAACGTCTAATCCGTTAAGCACAACAAAGTTGCCAATTGGAAGTAGAACACCTAAAAAAAAGGGTGATGCGTATCTTTCGCCAGCCGATGATATTATTCACTACGGTCAATACGGTCTTGAGCTTGGCCCCGAAGCTAGAAGTAGATCGACATTTACGCTAGGTGATTCACTTGATGGAGGCCGAGGAAACTATGCAACGGCGGATAGCATTATTAATCCGCATGGGCCGTCCCTAGACATTGCGCAGCCGGGTTCAATATTGCACAGTCTTGCTAAAAAATACTGGGATACGTATTCGCCAATTACTGAGAAAATGCGTAGTAATAAAGGATACATTGACCACTATGCCGCTGCAGAACAAATGAAAGAGCTTGGGTTTGCCGGGAACTTCAATGAGTATTTAGTGCAAGAAGGTCTTGGACAAGTTGGTGCTAGGTTTCCTAGGCTGTCTCCTAGGCCGATCAATGACCCAAAAGCTACACCGTTAATGAATACTGAGAGATTCAGACTTGGTGCTCTTGATCGTCAACTTGATCGATCAAAGCCTTCGATGGGCGCTGACTACATAGAAGGTCAGGTTCACGGAGGGGTTCAACCGCAAGACGTCGTGCGATTGTATGACTTTAACTATGAGCCTAGCCTTGCTGTTGAAAAAAGAGCCAAGAAGTTCGGCATTGAATATGTGCCTATGCCAAGTGATACAATTTATAGCCTTGTTCAAAAAGAACAGCCTAGGACAAAACGCGAACTTGCTGAATTGCTAGGTGTAGAAAGGTTCCCTGAAGCTAAGTATTATCTTCCTTCAGACAGGGCACAAACACCGTGGGCTGAACAAATTGCCAATGAGCCTGCTCCTAAATTCGGGAAGAGTTTTAAAGGCGGTGGCACTGTATCTGATGACGCTATGCGCCTAGCAGTAATGAATAAACAACTAAGGAAACATCATGGCTGAGATGCCTATTCCGCAGGAGTTCGACCGCAACATTGACGGTATTACGATGAATGCTGATGGCGGCGCTGAGGTTGAGTTGGATGAGACTCCGCCTGATGTAGAGGAAATGGAGGACGGTTCGGCTGTAGTCACTATGGATGACTACAAGGGGCCGGAGGAAGACCCTGACTTCTACGAGAACATGGCTGAGACGTATGACCTACGGGAACTCAGCACGCTTGCTTCGCGTTATCTTGACCTGATCGACAAGGACAAAGACGCACGCTCTGAGCGTGACAAGCAGTACGAGGAAGGCATCAAGCGGACAGGGATGGGCAACGACGCCCCCGGTGGCGCTACCTTCATGGGTGCCAGCAAGGTTGTACACCCTGCTATGACTGAAGCGTGTATTGACTTTGCGGCTAGGGCGATTAAGGAATTATTCCCACCCGATGGCCCCGCAAGGACGAACATTCTTGGTGATGTGACCGAGGAAAAGACCGAGATTGCAGAGCGCAAGCGTGATTACCTGAACTGGCAGTTGACGGAGCAGATCGAGGAATTCCGTGACGAGCAGGAGCAGATGCTTACGCAGTTACCTTTGGGCGGATCGCAGTTCTTAAAGCTGTATTGGGACGACAAGAAGAAACGTCCGTGTGCAGAGTTCCTTCCTATAGATAACGTGTTCCTGCCGTTCTCTGCTGTCAGCTTCTACACAGCACAACGGGTAACGGAAGTGCAGGACATCTCTACTTGGGAATTCACCAATCGAGTAGACCGCGGATTGTATCGGGACATTGACTTAATCCGTTCCGCGCTGGAGCCTGAAGTCAGTGCGACTGAAAAGGCCAACCAGAAAGTTGAAGGCAAGAAGTATCAGGACAACGATGATGGTCTGCGTAGAGTTTTCCACATCTATACGTGGCTGGAACTGGAAGACGACACGCATTCCAAGGGTGAGAGTGCGCCGTATATCCTGATGATCGACAAGAACGACATGGAAGTGATCGGCCTCTACCGTAACTGGGAAGAGGGTGACGACACTTTGACTAAGCTAGACTGGATTATTGAGTTCAAGTTCATACCTTGGAGAGGCGCTTATGCAATTGGTCTTGCTCAACTCATTGGCGGGCTGTCTGCGGCTCTTACTGGCTCTCTGCGTGCTTTGCTGGATTCTGCCCATATCAATAATGCAGCGACTATGCTCAAGCTCAAGGGGGCCAAGATCAGCGGGCAGTCAACGCAGGT